CGACGGCGGTGGCGTCGACGGCGTCGACGGCGGCGGCGGCGGCGACGGCGTCGACGGCGGCGGCGGCGACGGTGGCGGCGTCGGCGGCGGCGGCGGCGACGGTGGTGGCGGCGGCGACGGTGGTGGCGGCGGCGGCGGCGGCGGCGGCGACGGCGACGGTGGCGGCGGTGGTGGTGGCGGTGGTGGTGGTGACGGCTGTCCGCACCTTCTCGCGCAGCTCGGTACGCCACGTCCACCAGTCGGGCCCCACGACTTCGTTTCTGGCGGAGCGCGCCAGCTGGCGACCCTCGCTTGCCGTCCCTCGATCGAGGATCTCCGGTAGGGCTCGCAGTCGCTCGGCCGCATCCTTGGCACCTGCGAGGTCCAGCCAGATCGGCAGTGCCGTGCGCACCGACCAGTCCGCAGCGAGAAAGCCGCGCTGGCGGTCGTGGCTATCGGTCGCTGTGGCAATGAGCCGGTCCGCGTTGGCCATTGCCCACGCGTCGAGCGCATCACGGCCGGCTTGGTCGGTCGTGTCTTGGTAGCGGCGCAGGAACGCGCCGAGCACGCGGCTGCAATTGTCGGGGTGGTCAGTCCAGGACTGCCCGGTCACCCAGGAGAACTTCTCCATGAGGCAGAACGCGGCCGGGGGGCAGCCCTCAGCGGGGGAAGGGTGAGTCCCGGGCGACAGCGGGATATCGGCGACTGCGTTCAGGCGCTCTTCGATGACGACGGTCACGGCGTGGGCGCCAAGCCCCTCTCGCGGGCACAGGCAAGCGCGGCCTCACAGCGACCTACGTCTACGGACGGACCGCCCGTTATCAGCCCGTAGGCACGAGCGCTCTCGATGAGGAGACAGGCGCCAGCTAGGCGTGCCGCTACCCGTACTGCCTCGTCGTTCATCGCGGCGAAGCTCGTGGGCGTCATGGCGTGGCCTCGTCGGGCGTTCGAGGCGGCGTCGCGCAGGCCCGGAGAGGAGGGGGCCTTTGGTCAAGGGTGGGTGAGCCCTTGGGCGACGCCGCCTCCAACGCCGCGGCAGACGTCCACTTCTCACGGCGATGGTCCGCCGCTTCCTGCTCGAGCTCGAGCTCGGCGGCCTCGTTCTCGTGGCGCCGGTGACGCTCCTCCTCGTCAATCCACATCGCCCATCCCCTCCCATGTGGACGTGCTCCCCAAGCGCCACCAGTCACGCGGCGGGAACTCCACCCCGCCTTGATGCCGATGCACCCAGTGCCAACGCAGACGGCGCCACCGGGCTCGCCACGGAAAGAGCCGACCGCGTCCGTAAGCGCGATCACCGCACGGCCACGAAACGACTAGCACTGGACTGCCGCTTACCCGGGTCGCTATGGCCATGACGGCACCGTCCCGCAGGTAGGGCAGGTAGAACCCCAGCGGTCCGTCCAGCAGTCGCCGCACCGGCCACACAGAAACTCGTAGCGGTCGTCGTACTCGTCGGGCGAGGGCTTCTCGATCGGGAACTCGTCCCTCGGGTCCCACGGGTCGCGGTAGCCGACGTCGATGAGCTCGGTCACGCCGCCCGCCTTTCGGCCCTCGACGCGCCCGCGAACGCAGCACGCTCGGGATGCAGCAGGCGCTCGATCCGGTCGTACCGGTCGACCGCCTGGTTGTGCGCGCAACGAAGCCGCGCACTGGCATGAAACGCCACGGGCGCCCCCTGCGGCGAACGCGTCGGTAGTCCGGCGTGCTCAGCCTCGATGGCAGCCTCGATGGCGACGGCCTGCTCGTACGCTTCGCGGAGCTGGGCGCGTCGGTGGTCGCGAGCGGAGAGGACCTTCATCGCACAACCTCGCGGAACCTTATGAACACGTCGACCGCGCACGACTCGCACAGGTCGCCCTTGTGGGTGGCGATCGGCGGGGCGCTCTTCCCGCGCCCGCCGGAGCGCACGGTGACGCCGACGTGAACGCGATGCGTGGCGGGCTGATCGCAACGACGACACATCACGGTCCCGCTTATGCTCTGCAGGTCAGCGAAGCTCTTGGGGAGCGTGCCGTCGGTCACGCCGCTTCCCTCTCGGGCTCAGGCTCAGGCTCGCTGTAGAGCGCCTGCAACGGGCACTCCAAGGCTTCGACTAGCGCAACAAGGTTCTCCGAGTTCGGCATGTTGGAGCCGCGCTCCCACCGCGAGACCGCCATCCCGTCAACGCGATTGACGAGAGCGCCGAGCTGGCGCTGCGTGAGGCCCTTCGCCTTTCGCAGCCGCGCGATGTTTCCGCCAACGGTCGCCATGAGATGTCTACTTTCGTTGGTAGCCACGGTGTCGCTACGCTAGCAGGCATCGTATTACTAGTCAAGGGAGACGTGACGCCGTGCTGACGACAAACGCTGCGCGTCGCCGTAGGTTCGAGCTAATGGCGGCTGAGCACGCGGAGGCGCTTGCCGCTCGAATCGCGGAGCGGCGCAAGGAACTCCGCCTGAGTCAGGGGGAGGTCGCCGCTCGGTTCGCCAGCTTGAGCGTCAACAAGGACTACATCTCGCGGTGGGAGCGCTCGCAAAATCTACCCAGCCCGGAGCACCTCGAAGGGTTAGCGAGGGCGCTCGAAACGACGGTCGCCGATCTGGTTGGCGGCCCATTGCGGCCAGAGCAGAACGGGCAGACGCCCGACCTCATGGCGACGGTCAGCCCGAACGGCTCCCAGCTCGCTCGCGTCGAGGAGCTGCTTACCGAAGCGCTACAGCTTCTCCGTGGCCTTCACGAGGAGGATGCGGCATCGACCGCAGAAGGGGAAGGCCCGCCGCCCGAGACGCTGCCCGGTGAATCCGACGAAGCCGAGCCCGGGTCGGCTCGGGCAGACCAGTGACCGTCAACGCTTCCTCGGCCGCTCCCACGATGATCGTCCACGCCTGCCGGCGGGCAAGTTCACTTTCACGATGAGGACCGGCCATCGACACGAGCGAAGGTACCAACGTTTCCGCGCCATCGAGAGTTTCCATAAATCCCAGCGCCACCCAAACTAGGACAGGAGCAATAGATGACCAAGACGATCGCGGCTTCCCTCGTCGCAATCCTCCTCTTTGCGGGACTCGTCGCCGTCGGAGCGCTCGCTTCGCCATCCAGCGACAAACAGGCCAGTTCGGCCGCGACCAAGCGGGGGCCCCGCGGCAAGCGAGGCCCCCGCGGACCCATCGGCCCTCAAGGACTACGCGGGTTCACCGGCGCCACAGGTGCGCCTGGTGCGCCGGGTGCACCCGGCGTCGTCGGGCTGGTAACCGTGGATGCGGTCGTGCGTGTCCCCGCCAGGATGTCCGGTGGCCCGCAAGCGTTCTGTCCAGCCGGCACGTCGGTCGTGGGCTCAGCCTTCAACGCTTCCATATCGACCGTGGCGTTCGTCCAGTTCTTCGGTAATTCGGTCGGCGGGTTCTTCTTCAACGACTCGAGTATCGGCGTTGACGTGGAGGTGCAGGCGCGCTGCGCTCAGTTGCCAGCGGGGGCGGTCGCCGCGAGCAGTGGTCGCACGGCAGCACGCCGGACGTTCCAGAGGGAGGGCACCCAGGCCCGTCGGCTGTCTGCCCGGCGCTGAAACGAAGCTCACCTGCCGTGGGCTCTCGGACGTCCACCGTGCGGGGGGCCCAGCAGCCGTTGTGGCCCAGAACGAGAAGCGCCCCCGGCTGAGTGCCGAGGGCGCGAAGAGCCAGCTATACGACGACGGAAAGACCCCGTCTATCTACCGCCGTCTGAGCGGCCGGCCGGCGAAGAGGAACAGCGCCAGGTCGATGACGTGAACGGCCGCGCGGGCGAAACGGTCCGCCAGATCCGGGCCCTGCGGAACGATCACGCCGGCACCCACTCCCCGCCACGAATGAAGCCATGGTGGCCGCACGTCCGGCAGAGCACAGACGGCTCGATGTGCAACGGGTCGAGCGAGTGGACAGTCCATCTTGCCCGCGGGCCGAGATCCGCTGTCTCCGGCACGTCGAACGTGACCGCGCCGCTGCACCGCCCACCCCCGTCTGGCCGAGGATGCGACTCGATCAGACCGGCCGTAGCCCCGCCGTAGGTCGTGAGCCGAATGCGGACCTCGTGTCCGAGATCGAGCACGCCGGCTTCGTCGGCGGGGCAGGGGTCGTAGCTCATCGCCGAGGGAGCTCGGGCTGCACCCTGTTGGGAGCCGCGTAGACGGGCAGGCCAAGGAACGCGAGGAGTAGGCCGAGGAGCGCGTCGCGATCCCACTGGCCGGTGACCGCCCCGACCACGACGTAGCCGGCGAGCGCACCGCCGCCGGCCGCGACGATGGCTTTCGCCTTGACCTGGAGGCGCGGGGGGAGTAGAGCGATAAGAGCGTTCATGGTCGGTCCTTTCGCTTGAGTGCCGTCTTGATCGCCTCCGCGCGACGGCGCAGATACCGGAAGCGTGCCTCCGACCACCGCCCGGCGACGCGCTGGCGGATGCGTGCCAGCTCGGCGCGCAGACTCGTCTCTCGCGGATCGCCCGGCAAAATCGCGGCGCCGAGGCCCTTCATGCGACCCCACCACCGAACACGGTCGTCCCACCCGTTGAAGCCGCCGTTGATGCGTCGCGTGATCTCGCGGAAGTCGCCGCGGTCGGCCAACTCATTGAGGCCTCGTGTCCGCCAGAACCATGCGGCGATACGGAATCCCACCTTGGGCGTGGCGGCCAGCCCGGGGTTACGCTCGAGCGGCACGCGGAGCGCCTGCCCAGCGGCACGGTAGTTCGACCGGCCAGTGAGCTGAATGGGCCCGCGGCCCTTGTAGCGTCGCCCGTCGCCCGCCCGGGTGTTGCCGAGATCGCGCCGTCCCTCATACGCGGCGCCGGAGGCGATCTCCTCCCAGTAGTAGAGACCAGCGCTCTCATGCGCCACCTGCGCCAGGAAAGCCGCGGCGCGCCTACTCGTGGTGATCTTCGCCTCGCTCATCGCTGCACTCAGCAGCGGGGCGTAAGACTCCGCTTTGTCGGCGCTTACGTTGGGGAAGGCTCGACGGAGCGTCGCGGCGTTCATCCTCGCCACCTGTCCTCGCGCGAGCCCGTGCGCAGACGCCGCACGAGCCAGCGGATCCCGTCGAGCAAGCTGCCCAGGTAGACCCTCATGCCAGCTTCCTGCCCGCCACTGCGTCGCGGAGAAACCCGAGGCGCTTCCGCTCGCGCGCGGTCGGGTTGCGCTTCGCCTTGAGCGCGCCGATCTTCTTTCGGAGGTAGTTCCGCTTGATCGAGTTCGCGCGCTTCTTCTCCGACTCGAGCCACTTGCCGCGGCGACCGGCGCCCGAGCGGATCGCGGCGAGCTCCTTGACGAGGCGCTCGTCGTCCTCGTCCAAGACGTCGTACGGGTCCTCCTGGCCGAACTTGGCGAGGATCTGCGCGCTCGACACGCCCTGAAACTCCAGGTGCCAGGACTCGCCACGCACGGTCCTGACGAGCCGCACGCCCTTGCTGGCCGCGTACGCGATCAGCGCGTCCGTGCCCTCCAAGTCCCCGGCGTGATCCCAGCGGCCGACGCGGATGTGCGGCGCGGTCGTGCTCGGCTTGGCAGTGAGCGGGCGGTTCGGCCGCCGCGTGCCGTCTGGGTACATGTTCTGCGCGTAGAGCACCCCCTGCTCGCCCATGTTGCGGCGCAGCGAGTTGCAGGAGAACTGCACACCGTCGCGGCGGGCCGAGCCAAGGAAAGCCGCCCATTCGACTGAGCAGGCCTTCCCGTCGAACTTGACGTAGCGAACGGACATGTCTAAGCCTCCCGTTGAGGGTGAGGTCGAGGGTTGAGGGTTGCTGCGGTTCAGCGGTGGTGGGCGTGTCTAGCCCTTGACAACTAGGCGTCTAGTCCTATACACTCCATGCATGGAGTCCACCACCACCAAGGAGCGCCAGATGACCACCACCACCATCGAAGATGCGGTTCGCGACCTGGAGCGCGACGACGTGCTCGCCACGCTTCAGGAGGTCGAGTGGTACGGCGACAACCCCGCCAAGGTGACGACCACCGATCCGGACGACGCTCCGCTTACGGTGGTCAACCACCACGGCGAAGCCCTTACCGGCATCGAGGCGGCAGGGGAGCTCCGCAGCTACCTCCACACCATCCGATGAGCATGGCTGCTGCCTCTGGCGTGCGCGAAGACCTCTCCGAGGCCGGCGAGCGTCTACTCCGCGCCCAGAACGACCGCGCCGAGGCGATCACCGACATCACCCGCCTCGCCAGCCAAGCGCAGAAAGCGGGCGTGTCGATCGCTGAGATCGCCCGGCTTGCGACCGTGACCCGCCAGACCGTCTACAGCTTGATTCGCGGTCGCGCCTAGCGGTGGTGGGCGCAGACGCCCGTCACGTCACACACGAGCGACGGAATCTTCCCCGGCTTCCCCGGCGTGTTCCCCACTCCAGGGAGTCCAGGGAGCGGGGGGAGCCCGGGAAGTCCAGGTGAGCCCGGTTCTCCCTGCGCGCCGGCTGATCCAGGCTCGCCCGGCGTGCCCGGACTGCCTGGTCCTCCTTGCGCGCCACGCTGACCCTGCCGACCAGCGGCGCCGGCAGGTCCGACGGCACCTACGCCCGGCACGCCGGCGGGACCCTGCGGTCCCGCCGGCCCAGGAGGCCCTATGGCGCCCTGGCGGCCACCCTTGCCGTCACGGCCATTCTTCCCTGGTCGGCCGCGGGGGCCGCGCAGCCGCGCGATCTGACGCTCATCGAGGCCTGAGAAGACGCGCGAGATGTACCGCCGGCAGCCGGGGGACGACGGGTCCTGACACTGGTCCGCGATGATCGTGCGGTTGATGATCCGAACCTCGCGGCGGGTGCCCTCGCCGCGCAGCGCCACCACGATCAGCGCGACCACGAGCAACAGCGCCACCGCCACGAGACCGGCGACAACGCGGCGAGTGCGCAGGTCGATTGCGACCGCCCGCGCCAGAAGATTCGGTATCTGCGCGCCGTCGCTCATTCGTCCCCCTCGCGTTCCTCGCGCTCGAGCTTGGTTTCGCGATCGCCGCCGACCTCGCCCTGGCCGCCTCGTTCGCCCGACTGGCCGGCCCTCCAAAGCTGGCCGCCACTACCACCTGCACCGCCCTCGCCGCCAGCGCCGCCAGCGCCGGTGGCGCCGCGTTCGCCGGCGTCGCCCTTATCCCCGGCGTGCCCGATCTCGCCCTGACTGCCGGTCGCGCCGTGGCGGCCGGTCGCGCCGGTCTCGCCGGTCTCGCCGATCTCACCCTGGCTGCCGGTCTCGCCGGTCTCGCCGATCTCACCCTGGCTGCCGGTCTCGCCGGTCTCGCCGGTCTCGCCGGTCGCGCCGTGGCGGCCGGTCGCGCCGGTCTCGCCACGCAGGAGCGCGATGGGCAGCTCGACCCCGGCCGCCTGCACCACGCCCTCGAGCGCAGCGACGCGCTCACGCAGCTTGCCATTCTCGTGCTTGAGATGAGTGATGTGAAAGTCCTTTTCGTTGATGCGGTCGAGGCACTCGCGGGCGCGGCCCTCGAGCGCGCTCAGCCGCTCGCGCAGACCCGCGTTCTCCTCGCGCAGCGCGTCGACTGAGCCGGCGCGCTCCTCCAGCAGGCGCAGGCGCTCGCGCAAACCGGCGTTCTCCTGCCTCAACGGCTCGACGAGCTCGGTCGCCGTCTCGGTGAAGAGCTTTGCGGTCTGGCCGGCGAGGAGGCTCTGCTCGCGCGGCGCCTTCCAGATCGCGACGAGAGCGGTGAGCAGGCCGCCCGCGCCGAGGACCGCGACGATGATTGGCGTGAGGCTCATCCCATGAACATGACGGTGAAAGCGTCATCAACAGCCAGCCCCGCAGATGTCCGCAACCCGATCCGCAGCGATGTCTGACCAAGCCACTGGACCCACCCCGACGAAGCGTCGTAATACGGGGAGACCACCCCTAACCACCGGACACCGGGGGAAACCGCGTTGAGCCCGAGGTCGTAGATGCCCAGTTGGAGCCGGGCGATACTGGAGATCAGGCCGGCGGGGGCGGAGCTGTATACCTGCACGCCGAGGCTCGGTCGGCCCTCGAAGCACGCGACGCCTGCCATCGCTTCACCGGGGACAGCAGCACGGACGAGGTGACCGCGCAGCGTTTGCCTGCGGTCGCGAATGTTGTCAGCGACAAGAGCAGGGGCGTTTGGGGGCACAAGCGCATCGGCGAGCAAGTAAGACCGGGCGGGAAGCGCTGCCGCGCCGAAGCGATTGTCGCGCGTCGCTCCCGCAGTCGGTGTGCCTGTGACCTTCTGGAGGACCCACTCGCGACGGTTAGATCCATCGACTGAGTGGTCGTAGACGCGGGCGATGATCTGGTCGAGCCGCGGGTTGCTCGAGCTCGGCGCGGCGAGCCCGCCGCCATCGAACGCCGTGGACAGAACGCTGGCGGTGTTCTGAACGCGGTAGCGCTCGTCTGCTGCGGCGGCCTGCACGTAGCCGATCCCCGCCGCCACGTTGACCGCGATACCGGCGGCGACGGTGACAGCGAGGTCCCCCTGGCCGTAGACGCCGGGTTGCAGCGCGGCGTAGCTGGTGCGCAGGTCGGCCACGCCGATCTCGATGTCGGACATGCCGGCCGGCGTGGGCATGAACTGGGGGACGAGCAGGGCCATTGGGCCTCCAAGTCTTAGGGTGTGCCGATGCGGAACACCGAGAACTGCCTGCGAAGAAGCGGCGACGTGATAGGCCCGCCTTCACAGGACCACCGAACCTGGATGGTCCTGCTCCCGGCAGGTGGCCGCCAAGCGTGCAGGATGGATACCGTTCCGCCGTCACTGCCCGCCGTTAGATCAACCCGACGGTAGGAAGCAGGCAACAGGACGCCATTGTCATAAATACCAAAGTCGACGTAGTAAGCGCTGTTGTTCTCCTCGTTGTACAGACCAGCCGAAAAGAACGCGATGAGCGGATAACCGCCGTAGTCGCCCGTCTGGCTCATCTGTGGCACCACTGCCATGCTTTGACCATCGATGAGTGGGGCATTAGGTCCAGAGGTAGTTGGATTTGAGGTAAAGACATCTGTGAACTGCAACACAGCGACCGCCGCATTCGCCGCGTTGGCCGCCCCTTGCGCAGCGTTGATTGCCGGGTTGATCTGGTTCGGAATAATGTTGTTGGTGATGTTGTCGGCCGCGTTGAGCGCAATGCCAGCGTTTGTGTTGGCCGTATTGGCCGCGGTCTCCGCCCGCCCAGCCGCCTCGTTCGCCGCATTGGCCGATAGCTGTGCAGCGACAGCCGCGGCCTCTGCGTCCTTGATCGCCTTCTCCGCCTGCGCAACCCGCGCGCTCAGCTTGTCCGCCAACACCAGCTCCGAGTTTCTTAGCGACTGCGCCTGATCCCGCAGCCCGCGGATGACGCTCGTCTGACGCGGCACCCGGCCCACTACGCGCTCACCACCGAGATCACGCGCGGCACGGAATGGACCGTCACCTGAATATTGCCGGCCTTGTCGACCTCCTCGATCGTCGCGCCAACCACCCGACCCGAAAGGTCAGCGGTGCGCCGGCCGCGCCGGCCGATCGCCCGGAACGAGTCACCCAGCCACCACTCGCCGCCCGGCCCGAACCTGGGCGGCCGGCCCAGCCCGGCGACCCTACGCACCTGCCCGTCGTCGCCGACCAGATAAGCGCTGCCGTCCTGGAGCGCGGGCACGACGTCGAAGTGGTCGACCGGGAACGCCTGCGTCGCGACGACCTCGCCGACATGCTCGGCAACCCTCTGAAGATTGTCGATGCCCGTCAGCCCACGGTAGTCGCCGTGCAGCCCGTAGGCGACCTGAGAGGCCGGCTGATCGGCCGTATACCTGGGGGGCTCGGGCGCGTCGCCCTCACCGTCGTAAGGCGGCGCCTCACCGACGCCGGTCATGCGGTTGACGACGTCGCCGGACGGCTTGAGGATCAGGTTCGCGGCCGTGTTGTCCCCCACGCCGAACTCGAGGCGCACCCGGTCGGTGAGGTCAGCGCCCATCCGGTCGAAAGTGTCGAGCTCAGCGAGCACGCCAGACCGTGCCGGATCGTAGACAGGCCGCAGGTCGAAGTCGCACCCGTCGATCACCTCTGAGAGCTCCGTGATCGCCTCCCATAGTTGCTTGCCCGGGTCGTACTCACGGTCGCGCAGGTTGCCGCCGTGAATGTTGCCGCGGGCGATGCCGTGATCAGGGACGCCCGCGGCCTGCTCCGCGGCCGTGGGGGAGGCGTGCTGCACGAGCCTCCACATGATCTCCCCTTCCGCCACCTGCTCGAGGCGGTAGGGCAAACCCGCCGCAGCGCCGACCAGGCCCGCCCCATCCGAGCGCTGCCCGACGAACGCCCGCTCCAGCCGCAGGCTCGGCCCGAACGCCGGCACCTGACAGGTACCCGCGCCGAAGTCGAAGGTCGGCTCGCCAACCACTCCGGCGAACACGGGGGCCCCGTCAAGCCACGTCATGACCACAACCGCGAGCGGCTCGACCAGGTCGGCCATCTCGTCCTCCAGCGAAAGGTTGAGCTGCGCGCTGTAGCGGCCGTTCAGCGCGGGCTCGACCCGCGAGCCCGGCAGGCGATTCGTGACCGGCCCGAGCAACCCGCCAGCGAGGTCGTACAGACCCCACGAGAGCCCAGCGATCACCCCCACGCCGACGAGCACTTCTCACGCAAAGCAAGCGTCATCGAGAGGTCGCCGTGCAAGGGGGCGTAGATCACGAGAGCACCGAGACGAGCGCGCACTTGTCCGCTAGGAATCGCTCAAGACCGCGACGCTCAGCATCGGTCAAGGGCCGCGAGTAGTAGGCGATACTGGCTATGCGACCCTGGAAAAAAAGGCTCGTTCCGCGAGAGCCAATCCATAGATCGCCGCCATTTACGTCCGCCGTGGTATTCACCGACCCATAGAGGACGCCATCGACGAACAATTCCAGGCCGCCGGTAGAGGCATTGAACCGCCCCAGCAACAGGTGGTAGCCCAGTTTTGTGACCAGCATCGGGGCGGTGGCCGACCCCTCGGGAGCGCCCGTCACTTCGGGCCGCCCAGTCGCCGCGGAACCGCGGAGCTCATTTAGGGCCCATGAGAAGACCATCGGATAGTTACCGAGAGCATCGAACCGCGCTACCGATGCCATCGTCCACCCGGTCCCACCCGTGAAGGTCGCTGCCGTCCTGCCGAGCGAGTCGTCGACTCCGTCAAAGTCCGCGACGCCGAGTCCGTTGAGCGCCGATGCGCGGTAGAGCGGCCGGTTAGAGCCGGTCGCCTGCGTCACGTCGCGGCTGTTGCCCGAGGCGTCGGCCCACGTCGCGATGGCCGCCCCGTCAGAAAGCGACGAGAGGGCTTCGGGGCGAAGCCACAACTGCAATCCACTGATCGTGTCTGGAGACGCCGAGGCGGGGCCTAAACGGGGGAGCTGCCAGCCGTAAGTACCGTCCGCGCGCTTCTGGCACACATAGACGGCATCAACTACGCCGGCCGCCTCGACGCGAAGCAAGTGGCCGCGCCACGCCTCCGATGCGGTAGGTAGCGTCGCTACCGCTTGTGGACGGATGTCGGCGCTACGTCCACCACTGGCGCGCTGGGGGCGGGAGTGCTGACGCAAAACGTCGGCGACGCCCAGCTTCTTCCGGTAGAGCTTTACGGGCTGATTAGTGACAACCCACAGGTAGCCATCTGATTCCTTGATTGAGGTCGGGCCGCCAAGGTAGGGCGCAGCCTGTGCTCCGCTGGCGTTTCGGAACGCTCCGAGGTAGTCCCACTTCGCCGTATCCCAGCTAAAGGTGGCGATCCCCTTGTAGTAGTCGAGGTAGTACAGGGTGTCGCGGACCCCTATCAGGGGGCCGACGGGCATGGTGTCAATATGGCCGCCGGCCAGCGTGGTGCCAGCCACGAATCCGTCGCCGTTCCATACCGAGAATGTCACCCCATCCGAGGCTGCGGCGCTGACGGCGACCAGCTCGCCGTTGAAGTTCGCCATCCGGTAGATCGTGGCCCCCGAGTACATGAGGCGGCTACCCCCAGACGAGGAGATCGCCCACACCTCGCAAAGCGTCCTCGCCTCATTCACGGCGCTGACCCACAAGCCCCCATCGAACGGAACAAGCGACAACACGAAACCGCTGATACCGATGGTGGTGAGACTCAGCACCTGCGAAACGGTGGTGCCATCGTACGTGTAGACGCCCGGAGGGACGAACGGTGCGGCCTCGTTGAAGGCGTTGCCGAACGTGCCGATGTAGAGCTTCCCCCACAGCACGGGACCGGGGAACACGTCCTCGCCCCCAACGGTTGCCGCATCGGTCAGAGCATTGAAGGACCCGTTCGAGTAGAGGTCGAGGCGGCGAAGCTGCCCGCTGCGACGGTCACCGGCGTGGAGCTTGCCCTGGTATTCGGAGGCGCCGTAGACGCCGAGGCCGTTGAAGTCCTGGGTCCCTAGCGCGCTGAGTTGAGTCCACGCCCCGTTGCGGTAGCGCCACACTCCTTTCATCGCTCCGGCCGCTTCTCCGGCCGAGCCGAACAGGTACAGCTCGCCGGCTAGCACGCCCAAGAAGCAGGCCCCCGCCGAGCCGCTCGACAGCCCGGAGTCGAGCGAAACTTCCCACGCTCCGTCAGTGACGAAGGCACGGCTGGTTTCCACCGAAAGCATCTGTCCTTCGAGCGTGCCCACGCGCGGCTCCAGGCCGCCCGCCGACCCAGCAAGACCAGCGGGCCCACGAGGCGGAACGAGGAGGGTCATCCGACCTCCCTCCACCGCACGCTGACCGACCCGGACGCGGCGACCACCCACACCGCACCGAGGAACGCATCCTCGATAAAGGTTGCGCCGTCGATGACCTTTGGGACGCCGTTGGCAGTCGTCAGCGTGTTGTCCTCGCCGAGGTAGATGTCGCCACCTACCGGCTGAACCAGGAGGTAGAGCCGCTCAGCGTTGGCGGGCCGCAACAGCACGGCAGCGGTGACCGCGAGCACGTTCTTGACGATCGTCGTCGACGTTGGCGACGACGTTTCCTGGACGAGCTCTCCGTCGACCTCGCGGCCCCGGAAGGTCAGCAGCGCGCCGCGGCCATTGTCTATAGGGAACCCCATCTGTGGCCTCCGTGTCTAGGGGTAGGCGGGATAGAACGAGAGCTCAGCGCTCGGCCCGAGGCTTTCGCCTTCGAACCTCAGCCGTGTAGTGCCGGGCCGGATGGTGCGGTAGCGGTTGTCCCACCAGGTCGACGCGGGCCACGAGAGCGCCCACCGAGCGTCCTGCCCGTCGAGCATGATCGTGCCCTGCCCGAGATCGACGACGACCGCGCTGCCGGCGGGAACATCGAGGTCAAGCTGGAGCGACACGCCTCGATCCAAGTCCTCGACGTAAGGGCCCGCCCACGGCCCGTCGAAGCGAATCGCAACGGGTGACGCGACCAGCCCCGGGTTGACCACATCGACCTCGCCGACAGGCAGAGGGACGGGGCCCAAGGATGAGGACAGCACCACCGGCAGGACCCACGGCAACGCCAGACCGCCTCCCGCCGCCGGCGCGCCGAGCGTGGCCGACACGACCCGTAGTGCGGCGTCGTAGATTCGCGGGTCGCTCAAGGCGATCGCCACGACGAACGATGCCTGAAACGGCGTAGGGACCGCGTTCAGCGACTCGGGCAGCGCGTCGGCCACGTTGACAGTGCCGCGCCCTCGGAAGAAGTAGGCGTTACCGCGATAGCCCTCGTCGAAGGTGATGTCCATTCGCTGCTCCCGGTCGACCTCCTGGAAGGCCGCCTCGAGCGCATCCGTGGCCGCTCGCAACGCCATCGCCGACAGGGCCTCGATGCGACCCGTGTACACCACGTTTTTGCCAGCCCGTGCCCCCGGGCGGGGGATCGTGCCGATGCCGCCAACGACCGGGTCGGACGGGAGGGTCGGCTCGGCCATGTTGCGCAGGTCGATGTCGTCGCACCAGTAGCGCCAGGAGCGCACGCCCGGCTCGAGCGGCGCCCGGTCGTGCAGAACCACCCCCGCAGCCCAGGTGTGGGTCGCCTCGAGCGTCGGCACTCCGCCGGGAGCAATACGGCCAGCGCCTCCGGCAAGGAAGGGGGCGATACTCACCGGAATCCCCCCTGCTTGCGCAACTGCTGCTCCATCAGCGCGACGGTGTGCCGCGGGTCCGGCTGCGCCCCGGCGAGCGCGGGCGGCACGTTCAGGTTGAACGTGCGCTGGTCGTTGGTGACCGGCCCCGATGACGCGGCCATGGCGCCGGCGCCCCCGGCGAGGACGGGGACGGCCGCGAGCTCCGCCACGAGCGCCTTGTCGAGCGCGCCAGCCCCGAGCTGGAGGCCGGCGGCGAAGTTCTCCATCGTCGCCCGGCCAGCGCCCTTCAGATTGCGGAGCGGCGACCGAGGGTCCTTCGGCTCCGAGCCGGGGAGGAGATTACGGATGCTGTCAGCGATGCCTTTCACGCGGTCCCAGATCCCGCGGGCGAGACTCGCGATGCCGTTCCCGAACGCGCTCATGATTTTCTGCCCAGCCTCGTAGAAGTCGTTGGCGAGCCCGCGGATGAACCCGATGGCCTGCCTCACGGGCCCGGTGACGGCCTCCTTGATCGACTCCCACTTGCGCTCGGCGACGATCTTGATGGCCTCCCAGATCACGCCGAGGTCACGCTTGAAATCTGACCACTTGTCGCCGATCCAGCCGATGGCGGCGCGGACCGGATCGATCGTCACCGACTTGATGCCGCCCCAGATCGTTGAGGCGACCGTCTTGATCCCGTTCCAGATCGTCGAGAGCGCGGACTTCGCGCCCTCCCACTGAGACTTCGCGAGGCCCACGCCGGCGGTGATAGGCGCGGTGATGGCGGTCTTGATGCCGCCCCAGATCGTTGAGGCGACCGTCTTGATCCCGTTCCAGATCGTGTCGAGGGCGGTCTTCGCCCCTCCCCACAACGTCTTGACCGCCGTGACCGCCGCGTTGACCGGCGTGGTGATGAGCGTCTTGATGACGCCCCACGCGATCGAGGCGACGGTCTTGATGCCCTCCCAGATCGTCGAGAGAACGTCCTTCGCGGTCTGCCACGCCGTGGTGATCGCAGAGGCCGCCCCGGCGGCGCTGGGGAGCGTCCCGGCGAACGCCTGCCCGATTCCGTAGATCAGCCCGCCGAGCCCCGTGAAAATCTGGAGGAGCGGCATCAGCGCGGCCGTGACCTTGATGACAGCACCGAGGATCGCGTTGATGACCCCGACGAGAATCGCGAGACCTGGGGCGACCGCCTGGATGATCTGGAAGAACAAGACCGTCAGCCTCGCGATGAAGGTCACCAGCTCTTTGACGAGCGGCATGACGTCGGTGAAGAACTGCTTGATCGTGGAGGACCCCTTGGCAGAGTTCATCCAGCCTGCGAGCGCCTGGGCGCCCTTGGTCAGCCACTCCACGAGGCCCTGACCGGATGGGGCGGCAGCCTTGAAGAACGCGAGGAAGACACTGGCGATCGCCCCGCCGAGCCTCAGCCACGACCCGAGCTGCGACACCAGTCCGCCAATGACCTCGCGCATCCGGCCGGCGTCGCTCGTCCCCTTCGCCCAACCGCCGAACAGCTTGGCCACCTCCTTCATCCCCGCGATCAGTAGGGGCATGGCGGCCACCGCAATGTTGCGCAGGATCCGCAGGAAAGAAATGAAGATCGACGAGAACGGCCCCATGAGACTCGTGGCCCCCCGAATGAAGACGAGGAACGCGCTGGTCCACTCGGGGCGAGCGAACTCCCGGCCAAGCTGAGAGAGCACCCCGCCGATGCGGGAGCCAAGCTGCGTGAACGCGCCGCGCAGCGGGGCCATGATCTGCGGCAGGCGCTGGATGGCGCTGGTGAGCCCACCGAAGATCGCGTCGGTCGCCGGGCCAAAATACCCCTTCAGGTACGCCCCGGTGCTCTTCAGCGCGCCGAGGAACTTCAGCTCAGCGCCCGACAGCTCGTCGGTCGCCGCCTTGGCCTTGAGCGCGCCGGCGGTCGCTGCGCCGGCAGCAGCCGTACCCGCGGTGGCAGCGCGGCGCCTTGCCTCCGCGAGCTGGTCGTTGGCATTCGCGAGCGCCTGGACGGCGGCGACCACACTGGGCGCCCCAGCGACGCCGAGCTGGTCAAGGCGGTTCGATTCGCGCGTGGCCTCCGCGGAAGCCCGACGGCTGTCGGCCAGGGCGTCCGTGGCGGAGATCACCCCGGCCGCGCCGGCGATGCCCGCCTTCTCGAGCGCCGCGTATTCGCGGGTCGCGTCGTTGAGGCCGACGCGCGCACTGCGCAGCGCCTCCGCGGCGGCGAGAACGCCAGGGGCCCCCGCCACCCCGGCCTCCTGCGCAACCCGCGCCTCGTCGGTCGCAATCTTGAGGTCCTTCTGCGCCTCGGTCACGCCGACCACCGCGTCGCGGTACGGCCCGTAGGCGCCGATCCCCTGCTCGCGAAACGCCTGCTCGTCCTTCTGCGCCTTCGTCAGGTTTCGCGTGGCGTCGGTTTGCGCGTTCGTGGCGTTTAGCTCGGTGAGCTTCGCCGACCGGACGCGGAGGATCGCCTTTTCGAGCTCCGTCGTCTGGTCGGCGGTGAGCTTGATCCCCGCGGCGGAAAGGGACTGGCCCAGCAGGTCGTCGCTGAAGTCGACGTCGAGGTTGGTCAGCTTCGCGAACAGGTCGTCGACGCCGGCTCCGGTGAGCTTCGCGCCCTTGAGGAAATCGGCGAGCTCGCTCTGCGCCTCGCGGGTGTTGAAGTCCGCCTCGTCGACCGACTGGTTGGCATCGGCGAGGCCTCGTACGGCGTCCGCGGTCTCTTCTGCCGCGTCGGCGATCGCCTTGAACGCGGCGACGGACTCGCGCTCGAGCGTCTGATTGGCGGTAACGAGTCGAGCGGCGGCGTCGACCTCGCGCTGCACGGCCTGGGTGATTGTGCGGCTTGCCTCCGCGCGCGCCTCCTGGAGGCTCTTGATCGCGTCCCGCACGTCGCGGGTCGCGTCAGCCTCGGCGCGTCGCGCGTCGGCAATGTCGGCTGTGGCCTGGCGCCGCGCGTCGGCGAGCGCGCGCTGGGCGCGCTGAACGCCCCGTAGCGCGTCCTCCTCCGCCATGTTGCCGCGACGGATTGCTTCAGCGGCCTGCCGGCGAGCCTCGACGAGACCGCGCTCCGCGTTGGAAACCGCCTGCAAAGCTCCCTTGACGGCAAGCTCGGCCTGACGCCGCTGCTCAGCGGCCTGCGCGGCCTGCTGGTTCGCGCCGGCGGCCCCCTGGGTGGCCTGTGCTGCCTCCGCGTTCTGCGCCTTGTTAGCGGTGAGCACCTTCCCGAGCCGCGCGGCGAAAGCGCCGGCGAGAGCAACGACCGGGCCGATGGCAGCCATCAGCGCCGCGCCGAGCGCAGCGATCCCGCCGATCGCGGCTGCGGCAGAAGCGGCCAGGGCCGCCAGTCCAGCGACCAGCGCGCCGGCGGCGATGACGATCGCCGCTATGAGCGGACCAACGGCGGCCAACGGCCCAAGCACCCCGCCGATCGAGCCGCTCAGGCTCCCAAACCCCCCACCCGCGCTCGCCGCCGCCGAACCGGCACTTGTCGCCGCCGAACCGGCGTTCTGGATCGCGCCCGCCAGTCCAGCGATCCTCTCAGCGGCGCCACGCCGAACGTCCACGTCGATCGTGATATCCCCACGGTCGGCCGCTGCGACCATCGACTGCAGGCCGGCGAGCTCCGCCTCCGCCCGCGCCACGCCCGACACGCTGACCTCCGCGTCATACCTCTTCGCCGCCAGACGATCCAGGTCGGAGACAAGCCGATCGCGCTTGAGTAGCGCCGCCGCGATCGCCAGTCCAACCTTCGGCGTGTACTCCTCCTGCGCGAGCCGCTGTAGATCGTTCTCGATCGCGTCTAGCTTGCCCTTCGCGATCGTCGTCTCGGCGTCCACGCGGGCCACCTCGTCGAGCCGCCCGAACTCCCGCACCTTGCGGGTCACCCGGTCGATCGGCTCGTCCTCCACGTCGATCTTCACGCTCTTGGCGTCGAGCTTCGCGAGCTGAAGCTGTATCCGGTCGATCTGCGCCAGCGTCGCCGCGGTCTGGATGTCAACCTTCGGTGACGCCTCCTGCTGCGACAGCGCAGTCAGCCGTGCCGTGAGCCGGGTGAGCTTCGCGTTCGCGGCGGCCGCATCGACGTTGACGCGCGCGTTGGTGTCGGTGCCGGCGACCGCGGCGAGCCTTGCGCGGAGCTGATCGAGCGGGCCGGTCTGGACGACCACTCCAGCGTCCGCCTCGACGTCCTCGACATCGAACGCTTTGAGGCGCCGGGCGATCCCATCGAGTGCCCGCTCGCCCGGGTCGACGTCAACGTCGGCGGTCGCCTCGACCTCTTCCTTGTCGAACCCGCGCAGACGACGAGAAAGACGATCCAACGCGCTTCCCGCGTCCGCGTCCTCCCCAGTCATCCGGAGCAGCAGTTCAGAGACAGTCGCCATTCAGGTTCTCCCGGACTTTGGGATCGCCGCGGGCCCCGACGTCGGACGCGGACGACTAGCTAGACGAGCGCTGCTTGATCGACTGACGTGCCATGCGACGCGACGGCTGACGCTTACCGGCGGGGCGGCGGCGAGCCCGCTGACGCTCATTCAACGCCTTGAGGCCCTCCTCGCCCAAATGCATCGCCAGGGCCAGCCGATCAAAGTCCCGCACCGCAATGTCTCCGTCGAGCTGCGCCAGCTCCAGCAGTCGCGGCACGGTGATTCCCTTCTCCTGGTCGACGTTAGGCTCAACCGACCAGAAGTCGTCGAGGGCTACTCCCCAGTGCTGCCAGGCGAGACGGGCGTAGTGAGAGTCGACGGCTGCCCGTTGGTCGCCTGTGTAGGAGGGGCAGCATCGCCCAACTTCTGCACATCGCGCACGGTCTCCAGGAGCGCGCCCAAGCGCTGCGCGCCGGACGCCTGGAACAGCGCGACCTCGAGCGCATTGACGATCTCGTCGGTGAGCGGCGCGCGGTTCTTGGCCTCGTCCTCCTCGCCTGCCTCCATCGCCTCCTGGGAGGCGTAGCCGACGAACTCCCAGAACGGCATCGGCTCCACCTGATAGCCGGTACCGTCCGGGTGCGACACGCCCAGCGTGATCGCCGGGATGAGGAACGACAGGAGACGGTACGCCGGCTCCGCGTAGGTTCCGTCCTGCAACCCCGCGAAGACCGCCTGGAGGTCCTCGCCGAGGGTCGCCTTGCGGAAACGGGTGTGGCGTTGTGCGACCACGGGGAAGACGTGGTCGCCGAGCTTGACGCGATGCATTAGGCGATGACTCCGGGCGTCTCTTCGTACACGTCGCCGTGCTCGCGACCGTTCGCGGCGCCCGAGAGCGGCGCGAAGTCGAACGTGACCTGGGCGTTGACCGGCTCCGAGTCGGAGAACGTGAACTCCGACTCGTCGTCGCCCAGTCCGACGTTGTTGCCGATGATGATGACCGACGGTGGGCGGGTGCGGTTCGACGGTGCGGGCTCGGTCACGACCCCCGCGCCGGTGGGACGATCCGCGACAAGCGCGATCTGGTAGCGCTTGAGGTTGTCGTACAGGCCAAGGCCGACGCGCTTGTAGGCGGGCTTGCCCGCCGCCGCGGCGACGGTGGACGTGGACTGCGAGTTCGCGATGAGGGCGAGGTTGAGCTGCGCGATCCCCGCGAGCTGTGCCTGCACCTGGTAGCTCACGGACGTGACCTTCTTGAAGAGCTCGCCCTTGCCGGAGTACTCGAGCCCCGCCACTTCACGTCCAGCCGAGAAGGCGAAGTCGTCTGCGGCCAGGCCGGTGTAGCGCCATGGCGAGACCGGCGCGTACTCGCCGCTTGAGTCGGCGACGGGGGAGACCACCGCGGCCGGATCGGCCGGAACCGTCGGAGAGCCCGGGAGATCGCGGATGAGAAGCCACGCCGGTCCGGCGAGCGCCTCGAGAATGTCGATTGGATTACGGCCACCTGTCATCGGCATGGTTCAGCCTCCTCTGGCTAGGACTTGGGGGGGTCGGCGGACTGGCCGGCCCCTTCGTGCTTGCGGATGTTGGATCCGGCGTCGCGCACGCGCTGCGCCTGATCGTCGGTCAGGGCGACCGGGTCGCCGCCCTTGTAGAGAACGACGTCGTCAACCTCGACGGTGTCGGTGTTCGCGTCGGAATCGACGAGAACGTAGGTCTTTGATGCCATGCGAGCCTCCTCGCAGATCGGGGTCAGTTATTCGGAGAGGCGCCCGCCGAGCGGGCTTCAGACGTTGCGGTCGAGCAGGTCTTCGACCCGGTCGGCCATGAGCCGCTCGATGTCGTCCTGCCGGTCGCGGCCCGCGCGTTGTGCCATCTCCAGCCGCGGAATCTGGATCGGCGCGCCGCTCGGGGCGATCGTCCCGCCGAACTCCCACACCTTCGCCGCCGGGTGACTAGAAACCACGCCGCGGGCCTGGCCGCTGATCGTGTCGCGAATATGCGGCAGGCGATCGTCGTTCGGGTTCTTCGCCGCGAGGCGGGGGCCTGGCCCGTAGCGCATATTGCCCCGTGCGCCCGTAGCAACGAGCTCCGCCGCCTCACGCTTCATCGCGGTCAACTCACGCGACAAGCCAGCCTTAACCGACTCCAGATCGCGGGCGAGCTCACGGCCGCCGAAGCCCTTCGCGCGCAACGTAGCCGCCATTCAGAGCACCGCCGCTACGTCAACACGCACCGAATCCCGGGCGATCCACCCGTCCGAGTAGGCGTAGACGAGCTCGTCCGACGGGAACACGTCGACGACCCCAACGACCGTCAGGTAGTTGTCGGCCACCAGAGACTCTTCGATCGCGGTGACGATCTCCCACATCCGCTCTTCCGTCGCCTGCACACCATCCCGGTCCGCGCGGTGAACCTCAACGACCAGCTCGAGCCCGTACGTCTCCTGCCGGAACGTGCCCTTGGTTCGGCGCGTCAGGTTGACCGTCCTGGCCAGGTACACCCGCTCGCGGCCTTGGGGTAGCCTCACTGGCAGGCCCCACTCCACCAGCACCCCGTTGAGATCGTCGAGGCCTCGGAGGCGCGCGAGCAAAGCTGCCTTGGCGGCTGGGACCGTCACCGTGCGCGGCATCTCAGATGCCCGAGTCGCCCTTCGGCTCCGAGTAGAACCGGATGGCCGCGTCGACCTCGGGAAGCCCGACGATAGAACCGAACACGCCTGGCGTGGCGAGGTTGGTGACGCCGCCGTCCCCGGTCGCGATCTGGGTGGCCCGCTGGGTGATCGGTCCCTCCAGTAGCCACTCTTTCGCGAGGATCAACGCTGCGCGCTTGATCCGGCGCGGTGGCTGGTCGTAGCCGTGGAGGTAGGTGAGCTCGATGTTGCGGTCCCCCCACGGCCACCCCGCGTCACGGCGCAGCCTGCGCGACCCGACAACCCGGATCGTCGACAGGTCGGTCACCGCGGCGCCGTCGATCACTGCTGCGGTGATCGCCCGTACCCGGTAGCGGCTCGCGTAGATGTGCGGCGAGCCGCGACCGGAGACAGTCTCGCTCGCCGTCCGTGGCACGAACGCGACGTCTGCGGCGTGCTCGATCTCCTCCTCCGCATCGACACGCGCCGTCTCAAGACGGGAGTCGGGGAACTTGACCGTGTTCGCGAGCTCCGAGTCCTGCGCGCGCAGCTCCGCGACGGTGAAGTAGGCCATGTGGGGCGGCCCGGGCGGTTAGCGCCCCGGGCCCGTCTGGACGCCGCCCTTGACGCCCTTCTCGTCGCCGATGTCTGCGGCGCGCGGGCGCTGCGCCTCGACGCGGGCCTTGGGCTCGCCCTCCTTGGCATCGGGGACGGCGACGATCTGGTGGGGCTGGTAGCCGCCGGGGCCGACCCGGTCGCGGTAGTCGCCGCGCTTGGGGCCGGCACCGAGCGCATCCTCGGGCCCGACGGGCTCGGAGGGGTCGCCGGGGAGCATCGGGACGCCGAGGTCGGTGGCGTCGCTACGAGTCGTGGTCTCGGTGTCGGTCTTGGTCTGGACGTCGGTCTTGGTTTCGGCCATCAGCCGTTCACCTTCACTTTCAGGGGGTTGGGATGAGCTACTAGGAGGCGAGGATGCCCTTGAGTCGGCCGGCGGCCTTGCCGCCGAACACGCCGATACCGCAGAAGAACTCGAGGCGGACGCGGTGGACGGGCTTCGAGTCGATCTCCCCGAGGTCGCGCACCGAGATACCGCCGTTGGTCAGGCCCGACACGGCCTGGTCGGCCTCGCCACGCCCGAACTTCACCGCGTAGATCGACGACGCGACGCCCGAGCTGCCCTGCGTCTCGGTCTGGGTGATGATCTGCGTCCCGTCGGCCTTGAGGCCAATGTCGATCATCGGGAGCCCCTGGTAGGACGGCGCCTGCTTGACGCCGACCGGGGTGGTCGCGATGTTCAGGCGCCGCATCGCCGAGAGGATCTTTCCGCGGACCGCGTTGTTCATGTACAGCGCCTCGGCGCCGGGGACGGCGGCGAGAAGCGCGTCGAGCTGGTCGAGGAACGTCTGCCGTGCGGCGTCGTCAGCGCCGAGAACGGGCAGCCCGTTCGTCGCGGCCGAGATGACCTGCGCGCCGGTGATGCGCTTCGCGAGCCCGTCGAAGCTGTTCGCGTCGACCGCGGTATCGCCGTTGATGAACGCGTCCTGGAACTTGTAGCTCGACGCCTTGACCTTGTCGTGGACCTGGATGGCCTTCTGGTCGTTGAGGTTGCCGCGGGTCTTGATGATGAACGTGTCGACGTCGGCGTCGCCGCCGAGGATCACGAGGCTCTCGGTCTTCTGGTTGACGGTGCCGGTGCTCTCGGCGTACGCCGCGTTGACCGCGCGGAACTCGACGCCCGGGAGCGTCGCCTCCTCGTTGTAGGCGTAGGCGTTGCCCTCGATCGGGACCAGGGGCAGCCTGTCGAGGACGGGGGATTCCAGCACGAACGTCTCGACGACGCCGCGCTGGAGGGTGTTCTGTGAGAGCTTCGCGCTCTCGGCGAGGGTCAGTGCCATGAGGGGTGTTCTCCTTCTCGTGTTCCCCCAGGCACGGCCTGGGGCGTGTTAGCTGTCTTGCGGCGGCGGGGATGTCTCCCCAAAGGCCTGCATGAGCGTCCCGAGCCCCCCGCCGATCGCCTGCGCCTCGGTGCTCGCTGTCTCGCCGGGCCCGGGCTCGTTGACGGGCTCGCCGTCCTTGAGGACCTTCTGCAGGCCGGTCCGCTCGGGCTTGTCAGGCTCGATCAGGTATTTTTTCTGCTCGGCGATCTTCTTGAGGTCGCGCTTGATTGCGGCGCGGTCGTCGAGGACGTCATCGGGGAGCCGGCCGATCACATCGTCGGGGTCGCGGAATTTCAGCTCCCGCGCGATCTCGGTGACCGCCTGCTGCCGGCGACTGGTCTGCAGCTCGTCGCGGGCCTGCTCGCGCTCGGTCTCGTACTGCTTGGCGAGCTTCTCCCACTCGCCGGCCTGCTCGGCGTCCTTGCGCTTGCGTTCCTCGAGCTCGCGCTCGGTGTCCTGCGCCCGCTTCTCGGCCGCTTCCTTCTCGCGACGCAGCCTTGCGAACGCGGCATCATCGGGCTTGGGGTCAGGGGCAGGGTCCGGAGGGTCCGGAGGGTCCGCCGGAGGGGGCGGGTCCGCCGGCGGGTCTTGACCGCCGGCGATACGCGGATAGCAGGCGAGGAACTCCTCGAACGTCAGGGAGGCGATCGGGGGTCGGTGCATGGTGTGGCTCCTGTTCTCCCGCGCGGTTCGGTTGATGCCCAGGTGCGACCTGGGGCCGATGCGGGCTCGGCGGTTTGGTTGCTACTCGCCGCGGGGTAGCGGCGGCGGGTCGCCGCCCGGTGGCGGCGGAAGGACGGTTGGGTCTGTCCCGAGGGGTCTCAGGTTGTTGATCGGCATGTACGCCTCGTTGGCCGCCGGGTTGGTCAGCCGCGAGCGGTTCTGGATGTCGCGGCCCTCGTTCGGAGTCAGCGTGCCCGACGAGATCTCCGTCTGGATCTGCTGGGCCACAGCGAGGGGATCACCCTTGAGCTGCTCGCCGAGATCGAACTCGACGAAGTAGCCCTGCCAGTCGGGCTCCGGGTCAATCAGCTGCGCCTGGATGGTCTCCTCGATCATCGTCAACGTCGGACGCAGAATCGTCTTGTAGAGCATGCGATGAATCTCAAAGACGTTGGAGTAGGTCCCGTGCGTCAGGTCGCCGATCAGCGGGCCGGGAACGTCGTAGACCATCCCGACCTCCTCCCGGCTGACCTGCCTCGTCCTGGAGAGCTCAACCTCGACGGCGGTCTGCGTGACGGGCTTAACGTCGGCCCCCCCACCGAGCACCAGCGTCCGGAACGCCTTGTCCACGCCGCCGTACTTGACGTCGACCTCCTCGCGGATCTCGTCGCGCAGATCGCCGTCGGCGCGCGCGTCAGGCGGGAGCACCACTGCGAGGCCCGGGCGGGCGGCGTTCGCGAACGATGACTCCTGGTAGCGCTGCGCGGCATCCTCGCGGCGGACGGTCACCCCGAGCTGCTTGAGCGGCGAAACGCCTATCCCGCCCGGGACGAACCACGCGAAGTGGACGGTCTCCTCGACCGGTATCCGTCGCGCGGGCCCGATCTGGGTGGTCTCCCACACTTCGACGGGGCCGCCGGGGCGCGCGTAAGCGGAGATGTAGCGCCAGTCCAGCGGCAGAAGCTCCGTCGGGGGACCACCCGGCTCGCCGCGGTACTTGGCGAGCAGGCCATTGCCCTGGACGTGCATCGGCCAGGCAATCCACTGCTTGAGGTCCGTCGGGCTACGCCGCGGCGCCGGACTGTTCAGCACGGTGTCGGGCCCTTCGCCGCGGACACGCTCACGCTCCCCGTTGGCCTTGCGCCTGTAGGTCTTGAGCGGCAGCGTCGCGATCTGGTGGACGAGCTTGTTCACCGCGGCGGCGACGATCGGCTGCGTCTCGTAGATCTCCGAGTAAGACAGTGTTCGCGCCGGGTCGACAGTGTCGACGCTGCCTTCCCCCGACGCCCCCGGCGCGGTCAGCCACCGCACGGGGAGCCCCTCGAGCATCCGGGCTATGCCGGGACCGAAGACCCGCGTCAGAACGTCAGCAGCCAAGGAGGACTCCTTTTAGACGGCTTGGATGAATCCGGCGGCGTCGCTGATCCGCGGCGCCGGCGCGATCCGCCGCTGCCGGTTGGCCATCGCGAGCGCGATCACCGCGTCGACCGGCGGGCCATTACGCGCCTTGACCAACTTCCAAGCGTCCGGGCCCACGTCTTTAGCGACCCCCGCAGCGACATGCGCCGCAAGCACCACGTCGCCGTCGTGACACAACCTGCCCTTCAGGATGTCCTCGCGCAGATCACCCGACGCCGGGCACATCCGCTCGTTCGACTGGGGGAACGGCACGATCGCGACGCCCTCCCCCTCCAACTCCTCGCCGGCCTGATCGAAGTAACGCGGATCGAAGACGACCTCCAAATCGGCGCCCAGCATGTCATGCAGACCGCGGATCGCCGCCTTGATCTCCGTGTAAGGAACCGGATCGTCCCACGCACCCCGCCGCGTATACACCCGGTGCACGACGGCCGGCTCGTCGCCGCGGTCCTGCACCGCCACGACCGCCGCCGTGTCGCGATACCGGCCCATGTCGACCGCCGCGAACGTCCGACGCCCCCGCTCAAGACCAACACCGTCCCCCGCGAGCGCGCCCCAAGCACCGGGCGGCAACCACGACTCGAACCCCAGCGTCCACACGCCCGCCCGGTAACGAGCGAACTCCCACGGCGCGATCCCCGGAGCCTCAAACGCGTCCTGCAAAGAGTCGAGCGACACGAGCCGCGAAGGATTCGCGCGCTTCACCACCCGCATGTCCGCCAAGTCATCCGCCGGGCCGCCGTCCTTCCCGTCGCGACACGCCCACTCCACCATCACGTTGCGGCCAGACCGCGACTCAGCGACCGTCAACCGGCCAGCCGCGGAGCGCACCGCCCGCGCGCGACCATCCACGCGCAAGCCGCGGCGCACGCTCCCGCCCTGCGCCTCGACAGCCAGGAACTCCGTGCGTAGCTTCCCCAGCGTCGACTCCTGGTCCCACCCGGCCGTCGAAATGTCCAGCACGAGCGCGCCGCGCTTGAACGCCGCGGAGCGCATCGCGACGTACGCGTTCGCGTTCTCGTGAGCGTGCAGCTCCTCGATGATCGCGAGCGTCGGATTGTACGAATGCTTCTTCCCGCCCTCCCTCGTCTTATCGCTGGCGAGCACCCGCAAGAAGCCCTGGTCGCGCCGCGACCGGATCCGTCGCGTAGACGCCCGCACCAGCAGATAGGCGTCCAGCGAATGGTCCGGACACTCAATGAAATGCTGCGCGCAGCGGTACAACTCGTCGGCCTGCTCCACGTCCGCCGCGACGACGAACGCCTGCGCGTTCGGGGTGACCAGCAGATGAAACACCGCGAGCGCAGCGAGGACCGTAGTCTTGCCATTGCCCTTCGGCAACAACACCAACAGCTCGACGAGGCCCGTCCGGAACACGATCCGCAGGACGAATCGCCAGAACGCCTCGAGCTCCATCGGCCCGCCCGACGGCACCGTCAACAGCGAGCAGAACCAGTCGAAGTCGGTGAAGCACCACGACCTAGAACGCGTCAGCGAACGCGCCGCCCCGGACGGGCTCCGGCTGACCGGCGGCTTTCTGCCGGGCATCGGGGGAGAGAAGGAGCGCCTTGGCGTACTCGTGCGCGTCACGCTCAGCCTCCCGGGCCGTCTTCACATTCGGATGCTGAACCAGCTGGCCCTGCGACCCGACCGTCGTAAGCACCATCCGCTCAAGATCCTCGTCCCACAGCTCGCCGCGAGCGACCCGCGCGCGCTCCAAAGCACGGACGTAACGCTCCAGCAACGCCGCGTCCGAATCCCGCCACACGCCCGCCTCCTGCAACTGCTTGCGAGTCAAGCGCCACAACCGCTTCGACAAGTCGTCGAGATCCTTGACAGGACCCGTCGGATCGCGGCGAGGTACCGACGGCTCAGGTGACGGCACGGAATCAGCCCGGCCGCCGCGCGCGCGCGCGCGTTACCGGACCACCGTCGAAAAACCGGCCGCTGGGCAGCACTTTTTCGCGCGGGCTTGGCAGGGTGTCCGGGGAAATCGTCGAGCTGGTGATCGCGAGGCCCCCCCTCATCTCGACCCGTCCCGCATGGCCTGGGCGGCCGACATCCATTGGGCTGCGCTGCGCGACTAACCCGCGTATCGGCCAGCTAAGGCCCGCGCGTGTTCGTTCTCCCACGGTTGCACGGCTGCGCCAGGGGGCCGTGGCGCCGGTTCCGTTCAATAGCGAGTAGAACGCCGATCTGGAAAGCCACACCTTCCAGGGACTCACGAGAGCGACGAAGGCCCGTTGCCTTCCGCGGGAGCATCGGACCCTGGGGAGGCATGGCGCCACGCTACAGGTTTCTAGACGGCGCGGGAAACAGCCTATGCTGCGTCGCGTGCCTGACCGCTCACGCAAGCGCCCACGCGATCTGAACCGGCTCGCCAAGAGCTTGGTCGACGACTCCACCAGCGAAGCGCCGCGCGAAGAGCCGGCCGAGCCGGCGAAGGACCCCGCCGCCGTTGAGCTGGGCCGGCGTGGCGGACTCAAGGGCGGGAAGGCAAGGGCCGAGAAGATGTGCTTGCGCCGCCCGCTGTCGTCGCGCGGCGTGACGCTCTTCAACTCTTCGAGAACCCCTGGGGCCAAGCGCTTGTAGACAATGTCGTTGGTTAGGTGGCCGAAGTACTGCGGACGCTTGACGGT